GGGGTCATAGGGTTCTTTAAGTGGAATGGCTAAAGTTAAATTCCTGCATTTTGAACCAAGACCAAAACCTAAAAAAAGAATAAGAACCCACAAGAAAAATCTAAACAAGGACGAAAAACGTTCTTACAAAAAATATAATAGACAAGGACGTTAAATGAAATTTATTTTAGCATTTTCTATATGCTCTGCAATATCAGGTTACTGTAACAACACAGCAACTTTACCTACAGAGTTTAATTCATGGTCAGAGTGTGTAGGTGCTGGAGGAAAACTAATACAAACTTTCTCTGTAGAGATGAAAGACAGTATTGAAGAAAGAAAACTTTATATGAATTATTTTTGTAACGAAATTAAAAAGGAGAAAGTATAATGTCAAAACGTGGATTGTATGCAAATATAAATGCTAGAAAAAAAGCAGGAACTTCTAGACCAAAATCTAAAAGCACTATTTCACCAAAAGCTTACGCAAGAATGAAAGCAGGGTTCCCTAAGAAGAACTATGGCTAACAGAAATTATAAAGCTGAGTACAGAAAATATCAAAGCTCAGCTAAATCTAAATTAGATAGAGCATCTAGAAATGCCGCTAGACGTAAATTAATGGCTCTAGGTGCGGTTTCTAAAGGAGATGGTAGAGACATTGATCATAGAAACAAAAATCCAAGAGATAACTCTATGTCTAATTTAAGGGTTACATCAAAAAAATTAAATAGAGGTAAATATCGTGTGGCTTAATGCTTTAGGAATGGCCTTTAAAGCAGGCTCTCATATTTTCAAACAAAGACAACAAACTAAAATGTTAATGGCAGATGCACAAATGCGTCATGCTGAAAAAATGAGTAAAGGAGAATTAGATTACTCTGGTAAATTATTAGAGGCAAGACAATCGGACTGGAAAGACGAATTTGTACTTTTAGTATTGTCGGCTCCCGTGATGGTTTTAATTTGGGCAGTTGTATCTGATGATCCTACAGCTTTAGACAAAGTAAAATTATTCTTTGAGTATTTTCAACAGCTTCCATCATGGTTTACAAATTTATGGATTCTTGTTGTAGCAAGTATTTATGGAATTAAAGGAACACAAATATTTAAAGGAGGAAACAAATAATGTGGAAATTATTTAAATATAAATTATCTACTTGGTGGAAAAAACAATGTGATATGTTAGATGATGTAATCACCTATAAATTTCCTAATTGCAAGAAAGAACCTCTTAAACAAGAAAATGTTTGTCCTACTTGTCATAAAGATTTTGGTTGTCAGTGCGGAGATTAATCCATGAGAGATACTAAAGTATTAGAAACTTTTAAAAATAAAGTTGAAAAAGAATTAAAACAAAAAATATTAATTAAACTTTTAAAAAAAGAAGTAGAGACAGGTGCTAATGGTACCCAAAACTATGTAATTAAAAAAGGAATTAATAAAGGAAAATTAGCAAAAGATGTTTGATAAATATTTTATTTTGTTTTTAGAATTTATAGATACAGGATTAGATAAATTAATTAATAAACTAAAATTTTCTAAAAATAAAAAAAGAAAAAGATGAAAAATAATAAGTGGATTTTACCTTTTTTAGGTACAATTATTTTAGGATTATCTACTTATGTTTTAGTTACTGTAGTTGAACTTCAAGTACATCTTGGAGTTTTAACAGAAGAAATAATGTCAATAGATAAACAAATAGGAAGAATTTATAACCATATAGATAGAATGATGAAATGACTTTAAAAGCACATCAAAACCCTAGTGGTGGATTAAATCAAAAAGGTAGAGATTATTATAAGGCCAAAGGTCATAATCTAAAAGCTCCTGTAACGGGTAAAGTAAAAGCTGGATCTACTGCCGCTAAAAGAAGAAAGAGCTTCTGTGCTCGAATGGGTGGAGTTTCAGGGCCAATGAAAGATGAAAAAGGTAGACCAACAAGAAAAGCATTAGCTTTAAGAAAATGGAATTGTTAATATGAGTAAAGAAACAGAAAAAAAGTTATCAGATTTACATAGTCAATTAACTGATAAACTATTAGAAAAAATAAGGGATCCAGAGGTAAAAGCTTCTGATCTTAATGTGGCACGACAATTTTTAAAAGATAACAATATAGATTGTGCCCCTACCGATAATAACTCGATAGGAAAACTAGCTGAGGAGCTCCCATTTAAGCTTTCAGATGTAATACAAGGTAAAGGAGACTTAAAGCAATAAACCTTAAAATACACGCCTCTAGTGGCGTTTAAAGGGTATATTATGAAAGAGATAACCCATGATTTCAGGAATTTCCTGTATTTGGCTTGGAAACATTTAAATCTTCCTAGTCCAACTCCCGTTCAGTTTGATATAGCTGACTATTTACAGAATGCACCTAGACGAGCAGTAATACAAGCATTTAGGGGTATTGGTAAATCATGGATCTGTAGTGCCTTTGTATGTTGGAATCTTTTAAGGAATCCTGATTTAAAATTCTTAGTAGTATCTGCTAGTAAAACTAGAGCAGATGACTTTAGTACCTTTACTAAAAGATTAATTACTGAGATGGACATATTAAAACATTTAACCCCAAGATCAGATCAGAGGGGTAGTAATGTTTCTTTTGATGTAGCCCCTGCTAAAGCGGCTCATTCACCCTCTGTCAAATCTGTAGGGATCACAGGTCAGCTTACAGGATCTAGAGCCGATTTTATTATTTCTGATGACTGTGAAAGTTTAAATAATAGTTTAACTCAAAGTATGAGAGATAAACTAACTGATAACGTTAAAGAGTTTGAAGCCGTATTATCTCCTAAAGGTAAAATTATATTTTTAGGTACACCACAGTCAGATATGTCGGTATATAATGATTTACCCGCAAGAGGTTATGAAACTCGTATATGGACTGCTCGTATGCCTGAGAATACTAAGTTATCTAG